TGCAATGCCAGTTCCGCAAAAGCCGCTCGCGCATTTTGTTCAATCACCTGTTCTTCCCATGTGGTACCATGAACCCAATTGAAGCATTCAAGGATTGATGGAATCTTGAGAGGAGCCATCCATATACGATTGTCAGCGTCGAAAGCAAATCCACGTTTCAAGAAATAACATTTGTCAAGCGATTTGAAGCCTGTCATTGTTCCAGTCTTTTCTTCATCCGTATAGATCATGCCAAACGTTGCAAAAGCTTGAGTCATTGATTCCTGATTGAACCAAGATGAAACTCGTGATGAGATATTCAGAAGATTATCATCACCATAAGCAACCATTGAAACACAATCGTTGAATTCCTCATTTCCTGGTCGTTCAGTATAGAATGTGACACGACACGCAATCGAATTGTACATACTGTTCAAAATAGCAGTTGCTGGATTGCCTGATGGTTGTGAGTGATTAAGTTTGTATAATCTCTTTCCACAAATGTGATAAGAATTTACAACACTTTCCCACAAGCATTTACGAACCACCGTGTCTTCATTCTTGTAGGTTGGAGATTGACGATAATAATCTTCAATCACTTCCAAGATCTTCCAAAGAATGTCAGGATGCAGAGTGCCATCATAATTACTGAAATCTCCAGCCACGTGATGATCACCATACTTCAACAAATGTTTTGCAAGTTTGTCCCATTCCAAAGATTGACATCGAATTCCCACAGTACTTTCTGTATCGATACGTTTTTCCATAAGAAAAGCAATAAACGAAATGAAGTACATTCGAAATGCAATGACAAAGTCCATTGGAGCAGCTGCAAAAACACGTGTTTTGCCAATTTCAACTTTCATCTTGGGCAATGTCTCATCCTTCAGTGTGTCAACAAAGATGTATGGTTGAACGATACCTTGCTTCATGGCTTCGACTTGTTTAGTGACAACCTTCCGAACTTGTTGAGCTTTCTTTCCGTACAAATCCCATTCAAGGTTTCCAAACCAAAGAGTTTTGCCTTTTGATTTCTCATGACACCAAGGATAACCTGCAGATGTTACGCGGTTTATACCCTTGATATATTCCGAATCAGTTCCTTTGACGGCTTGATCAAAATCCAATACTTTCAT